CCATTTTTAGTGGACAGTAGTGTAGTTCCTATGTAAACATCCCCTCCAAGTCTGTTTAAATATAAAACTCCTACATTAGCAGCATAGTTAGTGTTTTCGTGACCTACTTGTATATTTGCCATTCGGCCATTCTCATTTCCATCTATAATAATAGCAAGGGCATTATTATTATTTTGTAGCTGCAAAGCCGCGTTTGCTGGGTTATTCCAGCAATTTGCGCCTCCATTAGTTTTGTCAATATCCCATAAGCCTTTGTATGTTGTATTTATATTTCTTTCTTTCAACAACACAAACGTGTTACCTTTAGTCAAAGTTAATTTATGGCCACTAATAGAAGCCGATGTAATTGCGTTACCACTTCCTGCAAAACTTACCGAATTTACTCCGTCAGTTATTCCGTAGCCGGACAAAGAATTTGGTTTGCTGGTCACTTCCGCAAATGTAGGCCATCTAGTTACATAGGAAGATGGTGCTGCCTTTAAAAGCGTATCCCAGCTAGAGTGCAAATCGGTAATTGCAGACATAGCGTGTGTATGACCGCTAGTTGCCGCACCGATCCCAGCCGGAGTTATATTCAAGCTTTTAGCTGCAGTAGCATTGTACGTAAATTGATTTGTACCTTCTGTAGTACCACCATTTAGCTTTATGACAAGATTCTGCTTGTTAGTCACTTCAGAAATTGTCGGCCAGCGAGTCACGTATGCAGACGGAGCAGCCTTTAATAATGCATCCCAATTAGCGTGCAGATCCGAAATAGTTGCTATACTTACAGCCGTTAGCCATGCAGGTTTCTGTGCAGCTAAAACAGAATCCCAGCTTGAATGTAGGTCAGTGATGTTTGCGATGTTAGTCGGGAATACAGAAGGTTTTCCGGATATATTATCCCATGCCACATTACCAGCTTCGCCACCTCCTACCGCGACAAGTTTGCCGTTTTCCTTCTTGATAGTCGTTCCATCCACTACTACCCCATCCATAACTGTAGACACGGAAACCGGATCTATTGCATAGGTAGTAATACCCCCTGTTACTGCCAAATTACCTTCAATAGTGATAACTCCGTCTGCGGTTTTATGCAGGCGGATTCCATTAACATATACACTGTCCGTTGCTTTTAAATTGGCACCTGTAAATGTGCCGGTACCCATGATATCTGTTACGCTGGTCAGTGCCCCAGTTACAGGCTTTGTTCCGTCAAAGGATTGTCCCCAAATAGTCCGGGCCGTTTCAAGTTTAGCTGCCGAGTTCGCGAATAAGTCAGCAATGCTTTTCGTTGTTCCTCCTACCGTGATAGAAATGTTAGTCGCTGAGGATGAAGTCAAAGCTGTAAATAAAGCAGTCTTATGTGTACCGTCCAACAAATCGGCATCCAGTCCGCTATTAGAGCCATCTACGGTTTTCAATTTGGCCAAGACATCAGCTGCTGTATATGCGGAAGATTCTAACTTTGCATCCAGTGAATCCTGTAAACCCGATATTTTTGATATTTCTAAGGTTGGTATGTCTGCTGCCGCTAGTGTTTTACCGCTGACAGATGTTACATGTCCTTGATTATTAACTGTGATAGCGGACAAGACTTTTCCATTAGCGGCTGTGATGGTAGTAGCTGTAGCCGTAGGATGCGTGTAATTGTTAAATGTAGCCCCTTTGGTCAGAGTAAGAGTGTGACCGCTAATAGATGCAGCAGTTACGGCATTACCAGTTCCGGTAACACTGACAGCATTAATTCCATCTGTTATACCATAGCCAGCCAATGTTGTAGCTTTAACAGCATAGTTTTTTCTTGACACCCAGCTTTCGGTTGCGTAACCTGTCAAAGCAGTAGTAAGGTGCGACTTATTGATCTGTTCCTTGGTAGATCCGGCCAATGCCGTCCACATGGCAGACTTGTCGAAGGATGATCCGCTACCCTCTCTTGCTTTCAAAACTCTTGATCCGTCAACTTCTTGCCAGTATATAGTATCATTGTCGATCGGGAGACCATCGTAAATTGTATCAAAGCTTTGCCCATTGCTAGCGTACATAGTCAAAGCACCTGTTAATGCCAGATTTCCTTCCAGCATTAACGCACCATCCTCCAACTTCCTCAGCTTAATTCCGGCAATAGTAACATAGTCAGACGCGGCCAGTGATGGCGTTGTTATCTCTCCGGACGCCTTGATAGCGGCTGTATTCATCACAGAGGAAAATGTCTTTTCCCCAGTTATTGTTTGCTTTGTAGCCAACGTAACAAACGTGCTATCTACATATTTTTTGTCGGCTTTTGTTTCTAGGATCTCTGCTAGATTATCCGTTTCTGCCATTCCGGACAAAAACGCTTCCAGTTCCTTCCATTTGTTTATGATTGTATCAGCATCAGAACCTTCCAAGAAGTCATTCAGCTTATTAGACACAGCTGACAACTCTGATTTAGTGGCATAGTTTTCTATAACCCAATTCTGGGTTGCATATCCATCCAAAGCCGTGGTTAGATGCGACTTGTTGATCTGGTTGTCCGAAGATCCGGAAAGTGCAGACCACATGGCATTTTCATCGAAGGAACTTCCTGCACCTCCAATAACTTCAATCTTACCAGTTGTGGGATTCTTCCAAATCGTTTGATTGTCCAAAGGAAGCCCGTCAAATATTGAAGGGACAGAAGTACCATCAGATGCATACATGGTAGCCCCTCCACCGATAGCCAGTGGTTTACGTATGTACAGATATTCATTTCCGGATTCATCGGTTCGTTCTTCGATATTTCTTTCCCAGATTTCTTTTAATAAGTAGATAGATAGGTCAGGCGTTACACCGTTGCTGTTCGATGCAATTCCACCTGAATATCCAATAGGATAATTCTTAGATCGTGGATTACTAGGTATTATTTTTGTTTTAATATCTACGATTTTCATATCTCAATCATTACACAACTAAATCGATTCTTTCGGTAATCAATCTCACCGCCAGCGTTGATGTATTTCTTATTAACGTAATAGTTGTCTGACAAAATCGTATATGGTTTGATATCTGCATTCTTAAGTATCTGCGTCAACTTGATTTTTGTATCACTATAATGATCCACAATTCTGCGTATCAGAAATTCTTCTGGACGAATATTATCTTCAATAATACCGCAATACAGATTATTCTTTAGGTAATCTTCTCCAATTGTTACTTTGCTATAACACGCTCCATCATTATTATAACTGCTTATTTTAAATTCTATTTCGTCTAGTTCGTTGAGGTAGTTCTCGTTAACAATATTCTCATATATCCGATCGCTATTTTCGTCTTTTTTTAATTCATCTGATGCTTTTTTATATTTTACTTCAAATCCGTCTAAATATATTGCTGTCGGCGAACTATATGTACCATGATATATTTTAATTCTTGGAGCATAGATGATAAGTTCAAAATCTCCGAATAGCAGTCTGTCTTCTGGCATTTTTATGATATAGCCATTAAGACCGTCATATCCGTCGTTCAGCTGCCGAGTCGTTTTCAATTGGTAGGTTTCGTCGAAAGAAGTTAAAGTACTCTCTGGGCCGGGAGTCACAGCCTCATCGCCCCAATCTATCTCTAGATTATTCGGAAACGAAGCGTCCTTTTCTGGATTTTTATCCCAAATAAAATTTCCTTCTGCATCTCCGTGATAGTAGTTGTTCCCGATTCTTAGCAAGAAACTGAAGTCCTGTGAGTCAAAATATCCTTTAGCTATCTGATCAGAAAAATTTAATTCTACTCTTAAACTGAAATTAATCGCAAAAGCTCCTCCTAAATAGGTAGATGATGCTCCTTTGATTTTTATAATTTCGGTTGTTCCTCCTTCAGGATAGATCAGTTTTCGTAAGGGATCTCCCGGTCTGGCCAACGGGATGTATATTTGTTCCTTGTATTCCCAATCTACTCTGGCAGGTTCATTATCTATTTTTTCGATAGTGTCATATTTTTGAGGAATCGCTCCGATAATAAATCCGCTTTCGGTTGCTTCAAACATTTCTTTTTCTTCATCTGCATCAATCATAACTAAAATAAGTTTATTTACATCTTCGCTGGCAACCTTGAAAGCATTCATATGAATATTATCTGATATGGGCCTGTAAGTAACTATTTTTGTATAATTGGGGATAGAGTTTTCTTTAGCACCGATTAACATAAAGTCATCGAAATCAATTTCCGGTAGTGCCTCGCCTACAGGATAATTGCTGCATTTTACACTTGCTTTGTTATATCCAGGCAGAATATCCAGTGTATGATCACTTCCTGCAAACCCAATCTCCTGTACATTCATTTCATCAGCTTTTACATGCGAATAGGTAGTTAAGTCGGAATTATACATATAGTATTCTCTACTTTCATTGTCTACATCTATAAAGTACAATTCCCCTCTCCAGTCTACACATGTCCAGTTCATCAGCTTCATAATCTCTTCCAGCACTTCTTTGAGCGACATAGCATTATCATCTTCATCGTAGAAATTCTGTTCGGATATCATCATTTTTTCCAGCGGATTACTCCAGTTTTCATAATCCGTTTTGGATGCTCCGTACACATGTGGAATATAAATTGCAGTATATAGGCCCATGGATTCTTCTATGCAATTTTTAAGGACTTCCCATAACGAAACAAAGCCTCTGTATTCTCCTTTTTGTTTATACTCCACATATTCCAGTACTGATATTGCAGAATAGCAACTTAGTTCTAGATTGAACTTTTCTGTAGAGTAATCTTGTGTATATAATTCTGGTTTGATAAATCCACACCACACAGGGTTTTCTTCACAGTATAAGGTCACTCGATGCATCTTGTAATCCGTACTGAATAGATCTTGTAAATAGTCTTCACCGAATATTGCCAGTGTAGCCGTACTCAGTCTGGTAGGAGTATATATAAATTCTTCGTTGTCTATGTTCACAGTAAAAGGTGAAGGCTGGCCTTTCAATTCCGTTGCTTTTCCTGTGTAACCAGCTCTTTCTATTTTTACTTCGTATTTCTTCCCATCTAACGAAGCGAAAGGCAATGTGTATACTTTTCCGTAACTCATAGTTTTTTACCTGTTTCTTTTAAGTAATTTTTTAGACTTAGATAAATATCGCTACCTCTAACTCGGTCAAATCCGATTGTTATTCCATTTCTGTTGTCTTCTGTCATTCTGTAAAGCTTTGCCTGCTGGCCTTTGTTTAGAATCATTTCGCCAGAGTTCACTCTGGCCAGTAGTTTGTCTCCAAAATAGCTGTTTCCTCCCACAATACCGCCATTGGCAAACTTAGGCATTGATGCGAAAATGCCCATTATTGTCGAGACAACACTTGTCATTGCTACAATATTTAATGGAGGTGGTAACTTGGCTGCTGATGCTACCCCATGAGATATTGCCAGCTCTTGGACTTTCGATATAACACCAGCTATATTACTGATTGATTGCAAAGCCCATTGTTGGACAGATGCCTCATCTGCTTGTTGTGCTTTAGTGATCATACTGAATGCACTGGCTACATTTGCCAGACTCGATGCATAATCATTTGCCTCGCTTATTCTGTCTTTGAAAAGTTCTTCTCCGGCATATTGCTTGTACATATTTATCTGCTCTTGCAACTGCTTTTTCTCTTCAGGATTAGCAAATCTCATAAGAGATTCTAACTCTTCTATTTTACCACTTGCAAATTCAAAATCGACTAGTTTTGCTTTTAGTTTTATTTCTAAATCAGATTGAGGTAATTGTTCTTCTATCTGTTCTTCGTCTATTGATACAGGAAGCTCCACAATAGGAAGGCTTCCTGGGGTTGAATCAAATTTTCCTCTATCGGACATTTCTTGTTTTAACCATCCATTTACATTGCTTTGAGCAATCCAGTCCGATTTTTCTTTAGCTAGTTTTGCTGCCTTTTCTGCGGCTGCCTTTTCTTTGGCCGCCTTTTCTGCATTTTCCTTAGCCTTTATTAAATCCTTTTCAGCTTGTAACTGCGATTTCAGATTACTTAATACATAATCATATATGTATTTTTGCCTCTCTGCGATATCAAAGTTTTTATTAGCTATATTTAATGCTTTTTTCCTTTCGGCCGTCCAACCTTTACTATAAACCTCTTTAGCCGCTTCTAATTCTTTTAATCTCTGCTCATACCTTAAAGCTTCGGGATACATTCTACCCAATGCAGCTATTTCATCTTCTATGGCCTCTGTTCTTGTCTTACCATACTGTTCAACATTCTGCGATATCCATTCGTTTGAGTTATTTAGAACAGCCTCTGCACTACCGCCATATTTTTTATCGAGATTATACTGTTTACTTTCACTTTTACTCATAAAGAAAGCCTGATTTGCCTTATTTATAAGAAACGTCAGTGTGTCAGTAGCAGCTTTTATAACCCCGTTACTTGACGACATGGAATTAATAAATGCAGTCCATGCATTTCCAAGTCTATTTACAGAACCAGCTAAGTTATCAGTATTGATTTTTGCCTGTTCATATGCAGTATTGGTATCAGTAATTCCAGTGACCAGTTGGTTAAAAGCATCCTTCTCCTGCAACAAAGCGATTGCAGCAGTAACAGATTCCTTACCAAACATCTTCGTGAGCTCTGTAGCATTCAAATTCTTTTTTGACAGATTATCTATAGCTGCAGATAAACCTACGACGGAAGGTTTCAGATTATTATCTGTTGATGCCTCTAAGGTCAAAAAGATATTTCGCAAATTGGTACCAGCAGAACTTGCATCAGTAATACGGGGTGCAATAGCTTCAATTGCTGCTACCAGCTCATTAAACTTCACGCCAACCGATGATGCTGTACCACCAGAATTTTCAATAGCTTTGTTCAGATATGGTATATCTGCAGAACCTTGTTGAGATGCAGCAGCAAGTATATTAATATATTCACTGGCGCGCGACGAACTTTCCCCCATCTGGTTTAATGAGCCTGTTAGAGCTTTTGCTGCTGTCGGCACATCTATTTCTGCAGCCTCAGCAAGTGTCACTGCTGCACGCGCTGTAGCTGACAATGCTTCTTTATTTTTTAATAATTCCGGCATCTGACTACCAATCAGCTTATATGCATCTACCATTTGCGAAGCTGATTGGGTAGAATCCATTCCCATGCGTATTGCTTCTGTGCGGAAATAATTCAACTCATCGGCTGATACTCCTGTGAGAGAACGTAATGATGACAGTGATTTCTCAAATTCCATGTTTGCAGTAACAGCCGAATGAATCGAAGTGCTGATTCCTACAAATGCTGCTGCATAGCTGGTGAATTGAGTCAGTCCACCGAATACTCCTTTAGAGGTAGCTGCAAATCCTTTCAGATTTTTTTGTGCTTGATACAGGTTCTTATTGAATCCGTCTGTATTTAGCAATAATCTTGTAAATATGTTACTCATAGCTTATTCTCCATTTGTTTAGCTCGTTTTCTTAATTCTTTCAATTCTTCCTGGCTGATGTCTTTTTTAGGTTCATTCTCATCTTCCAGTTTCATCACATCATCAAGTTCAAGACTTTTTCTTGACTGGCTTTGAAATACAGCCCACATAACCAGTCTTGTATTTTCAAGCTCAGCACGTTCCTTTCTTCGCATACCTCGTAAAAATGCAGCGCATTCTACAAATGTCATCGAGTCAAAAAAATAGGCAGGAGATACGCCGCCCCTGCCTACAATTTCCTCATATAAAGACATGACACTTACAGGCTTATCTACGTTGCTTCTTTTTTTTTACCCTGGTCGCGTTTCTGTGAATCATTCAAGACTTTCTGGAATGTTTCAAATACGTCTTTATCTTCATCACAATAGTCAATCAGCTCATCAAAAGTTAATGTGTAATCTTCATTCAAAGCCAGAAGGGCACAATGCATCAGCATATACAAGTCCTGCAACCTTTTTCCTTCAAAAGGATGCCCGCATACTTCTTCATACTTGAAAAGAACTCTGAGCGAAAAACGTATGTTGTATTCTTTTTTCTTTATAATTACTTTCATCATCCTGCTGCTTTAGCTTTTTTTACTAATTGGCCTACTCCCTTGAAGCTCGCAGATATTTGTGAGTTCTCTCCGTTTGCGCCTGTAAGTGATACAGTTGTAATGATGGCTGATCCCTGATAGTAAGTTTGCTTTGGCGTTTCTGATGGAGCAGTCCATCCTCCTTCCGGAACACCATCATTTGTTACGTTTGTCGGGATACCACAAATGATAGGTACTTTTTCTCCGGCCATACATTTATCCAGAAGTGTTTCGTATGATATGTCTACCGGAATTGCTTCGTCTGCTGAACCTATAGATTCAGACGATGCTTCCCATGATAACTTAGTTACTTCCGATTCGTCCCACATTCCTGAGTCTTTCGATGCGGTATCGCTTGTTTCCGCATTCAGTGTCAGTGTGTGACTGGTGGCTAAAGCAATAGCTTTTCCATCCACAAAAATCATAAAGTCTTTTCCTTTTAATGCTTTCCGTTTTGCCATAGTTATACATCTATTTTAATGGTTAGTTCTATTATTCCACCAAACACTCCATCATCCTCATCAAAATCCCAGGTGTTTACTTTTATTTCCGACACATCCAGATAGTCTGCTTTTTCTACATTCCCCGAAAACAACCTTTCCATTTCCGATATGAGCTGTAACGGCACATCCTGATTTTCGCCAAACACAGCTATCGTAGATGTGATTTCCCTTTCATACTCTCCATCTTTGGTGTCACTGGATGCATTCAGCTTTGCGTTCTGAATGATATACGGTAGCTTCACATTACGCATGATTGCAATAGGGTATATTTTCCCTTCTATAATCTCTTGTATTGTGCTGTCTGATTCCAGTCTTTCCTTTATGTACCTGAATATATCTGTGGTGTTCATCGTTTGCTTGCTATTTTCTGGATATGTTTCTCTATATGTTTCTGTAAGGTTGACTGTGCCTCACCAATCTTCGACTTTGATGCAGTTGAGAAAAAATGAGATGCGGAAATCTTTCCAGTATATCTATCTTTTCTCAGTCTCCTTGAAAACATTCTTTCCTTTTTTATCCTTTTGTTGAAGCGTTCATCTGTACCTTCTTCAAAGAATTTTAGAAGGAAAGAAGGATTTTCTTTCTTTGATGATCCTCTGCTTTCCTGGATATGCACTCTGAATCCCAGCGTTCTCTTATATACCACATATCGTACCCACTTCTTTAGGTTTGTTGTAGAAAGAAGAGTCCCTGACGCTTGGTTATGGACAGCTCCCAAATTAGTTTTAGCCTGCCTCTGTATCAATCTTGCGGATGCGGCCAGTCCTCTTTTTAATGCCCTTCTGGCTTCATCCGTGTTCATGTTAAGCTCCTTGAATAGCCTGTTGATTCTGGCTACATCAATTGTTACCTCCAGGTAATCTTTTTTTAAACTACTCATTGATTAGCTCTATTGTTAGTGTCATCATGTTATGAGATTGATCAGGGTTGATGGAGTTTATCTGGTAGATTTCGTTGTTGTATCTCACCCTCATTTCACGCTTTATGGCAGACCTGTAGTAGATTGTCACTTTGTTCACCTGATTGTGAGCATACTCCATGTTTGTTTCCTCATATTTACCGGATGCAAACTTTACAGTGGCTCTCACGGTTATGAAATCTTTCCATGAGTACTTTTCTCCGCCATGTGGCTTTTGTGTGATTTCTCTTTTGAGAATTGTGATTCTGTCTCGTAACTGACCTGCCTTCATTGTGATACTGTTATAGTGAATAATCTCTATATAGTTGGATAAGGTGTAAGGCTCCCTGAGCCAGCGTATGAGTCTGTGATACCGTCACCTCCTCTCTATTGTTGTAATACAAACCAATCGTTAGCATAATGGCTTGCTTTATTGGAGGAGGGATGACCTCTCCACCTCTTAAGGTTTTCAGGTCATCCGTACTTTTCAAACATAACTCTGCAGCCACCTTAGCTTCAGCTACTTCAATCAACGATGTAATGTAAGAATCATCTTCCGTGAAGTCTGATTCTACATTGAGATGCTTTTTTGCTTCATCTAAAGTGATATACATCGTTTACCCTCCTTATGCAGCTGAACCGTCTTTAAACAGTGCTTTTGCGATTGAGTTATCACGTCTCAGGCAAGAATCCCAGTAACTGTTTACGATAATGCGTACAAATGCTTTATCGGCTTCTGTGTACGGGTCCACAGTCAAATCCAAAGCTCCCCACTGTCCGATAAGTAAATCGGCCCAGTTACCGAACAAGGCACCCCATTCTGTTCCTGACTTTTTGTAGACTGCATTTGTACGTAATGTATCGTATCCGTTCATCTGTCCGTTTTCTGACATAATGTAGCCGCTTACTCCATCGTTCTTCAAAGTCGTTTTTGCCAAGCCCACCAGTGAAGTATGTACAATGTATTTCGTGTTACCCATCAAAGCATTTGCCAAATCGACTGTCGTTTCAAGGTTTACGACACCTTTCCATGACAAAGCTTCTGATGCTGTTACATATCCGGTAAACAATCCGTCAGGCTTTTCAGCTGATGTTTCTGCACCTCCCAAAATTGTTGCTTCCAGTTTTGATGCAATTGAGTTGATAAGGTCGGCTCTCAGCATAGCCTCAACTCCCAAAGAATCCTGAACCAGCATCTGGCGTGATACCTTCAGGATAGAAGTAAGTCGTTTCGGCTTCATCGTTTTCTTGCTGAAGGTTCCAGCACCATCTGTTGCAGCTGCATTTTCGTTAGCCCAATTTGATGTACTTCCTGAGTAAGCAGGAATATCAATGTCTGATACAAGCCCTGTCAACATGGTTGCCCCTGCTGAAGCTAAGACCAATCGATCTCTTAACGGTTCCACAATATTCATAAAATCTGTTTCAATCACGTTTGCACCTGCATTTCCGGCAGTAATCTCAGCACGTGACTCAACTGGTATAAGCAATGATGTTCCACTTTTAGGAATGAGTCCCGATTTCTGCAATGATGCAGCTCCACGCTCATTCATTTTTCGTGTGTTCTCACTGTAATGGCCTCCATCTGCCAGTTCCAACAGGGCTTTTCTCAGGCTGAATTTTTCGCCAGTCGTATGTTCGTCTGCAAACTTCATTGCTTCACGCTGTGCCAGTTCCAGATTGATTTCTGTCATACGGAGCTGAATCTCTGTAATCTGATCCTTTTCTTCTTTAGACAACTCGCGTTTTTCCTGTTTTGCCTTGTTTACCAGGTCAACACCTTTTTTGTACAACTGGCCTCTTTCTTCTGCCAGTTCAACCTTTGTTTTTTCTTTTGCCATAACTCTTAATAATTAAGACTGTTAATAATGTTGTTATAATATTCTTCACCTACTTCTTTTCGTTCCTCCAGCTCCTTTTCTACTTGCTCTTTTCCTCTCATACAGACAGTTGTTTTGCTGTAAGCTGCATTGTATACGGGAGAAACATCGTATATCCGGGCAAATTGGCTGATAGTACGTTTCCATTTACCACTCTTCATCCTTTCCCATTTCTCTCCACCGTCTGCTACAGTAAAGGCAAATGAAGATTGATTGATTTCGTTTCTTCTCAGGTTTTCCAGCAGTTCATCGCCCAGCATCGTGCGTGGTGCTTCAAATCTGTATTTCAATCCTTTTGAATCGACTGTCAATGTCAGTGAGCCTTTCCCGTTTACTGAGCGTGCCAGTATTCCTCTGTCACGGTTGTGGTTGAGTAAGGCAAATACATCACTTTTCTCAATCACTCCATCCAGCGCACCTCGTTCAATCACTTCCTCAAAATCCAGTCCGTCTGATTTTACGCCAAACAGCATCGCATATCCTTCTACTGTCCGCTTTTCATTTTCCTCTGTCACTGATACAGGGAATGTGGTATTTCTCTGCTCCAGCATTTCTTTTTGTTCACTCATAAATCGTTTTATTTCTAACGGAACATTTGTCTGACAAAATCCGATTATTCTTGATTCCCTTCTATCATTTTTTCTTTTACAGCATTTTTCAGCGTCATCACGTTAACCTGTACAAAAGCCTCGTCTCCATTTTCAATCCGACTCATACCGATTTCTCTTCTGATTTCATTGGGGGTGGCGGCTCCTACATTTGCCATATCCTTCCAAAAAGCCCCCTGAGCTGCTTTGTCTGCTCGCAGTATGGCCGAGGTATTAAATTCTGCCTTGTACATGCTTCTCTCTGCCTTGCTGAATACTTTCCGGTTGATTTCCTGCTCTATCTTAGTAATTACCGGCAAAGCTGTGTCAGTCAGATATTCAAGCTGTGTGGCTTCTATGGTTGAATAAGATGATTTGCTCAAGTCGAATGCCTTAACAGGAGACACCGAAAAGAAACGGCATATATCCACTACATTGAATTCGCGACTTTCCAGCAATTGAGAATCCTTAGGCGAAATTGATATGGGCTGGTACTTCATGTTTCCCTCCAGTATCACAATTCCACCGGGACGGCCATTATTAGAGTTGGAACGCTCTTCCCATTGCTTGTAATTCTGTTCTTTTTGTTCTTTATTCAGTCGTGCACCTTCAATTGTAAGCACACCACTAACCGCTGCTCCTGACTTGAAGAATCCGGCAGCATGTTCCTCAGAACTTGTAGCGATTCCTAAAGTCTGTCTGGCATGTGTCAACGTGGATACTCCGATAATTCCATCATAACTGAAATTAAGCACATGTATCATGTCGCATGGTTCAACCAGTTGCGTAAATCCGGATACCAGGTATCTTTTTCTTCTTATCCCTTCTTTGTCTACTATCCATTGTATTGATACCTGATTGGATGGGATGTACACCAACTGAACAGGAGTGACTCCATCCTCATCACGTTCTATGTATGCATATCCGTTCCCGGTCAGTAATACGGATGCCATAAGAGTTTTTATAAAAACGTAGCGTGTCATGTTCTCGTTTGGCTCCAGATCCAGCAGCTCATAAATAGGATGTTTCGTGTCTTTCATTTTGAATCCGGCTTCATCCAGCCTGAACACTTCCAGCGGCAATACAGCCACTGAATCTGATATAAGATCTACGCACCTGTATACTGTGCTCAATAACATGGGGTATTCGCGTGATGCCAGCTGAATTAAACTTGTTCCTCCATAAGCTGACACCTGAGATATTTCCTTCTTGGAAATCTTTCTAAACTCGTAGCCAAATAATTTCATTTCGTTTTTATTTGAAACGAAATTTTTGTCAGACAAACTAATAAATCACATTATCGTATCTTGGGCACATCAGATAAACTCCCAGTGCTTCAATCATGGCAATTACCCCGTCAATCTTTTTTTCTTCGTATTGTTTGCTTGGTTTCGTGTTCCCGTTCTTGTCACGTGCCATTACCACGTTACGGAAACAGTGTCGGGTAATGATATTATTGTCAATTACTGCCACTCCAGACAGCAATAACCTTTCCAGTTCTTTTGTCGGCTTGTTGAAGTTTCCGATGCTCTGTGAATATGGTTCCATCGGCAATCCTTTTTCTGTACAGTTAATGACGAACTGAGTAGCATTCCAGCTGTCATATCCTATGGTTACAATATTAAGAATCTGACCTATCTCCATAATCTTATTGAGGATAAAATCATAGTCCACCACATTTCCCGGAGTTATACATAAGGCTCCCTGGCGTGCCCATTCTCCATACAGTTCTTTGAATCGCTTTTCTGTTAATGCCGCCTCCGGAAGAAAGTAGAATGTTTTCCAAACCATCTTTTCTGTTGTGGGTATCATAACAGAGAATGAAGTCAAGTCTGATGTAGATGACAGGTCCACTCCGATAAAACAATCCAGCCTATTGTATTCTTCTAAGTTCACATTAGCTGATGCAGAAAGTATGTAATCATCTTTTATCCATGTCTTTTCAGCATCACACCATATATTCAGATTCTTTGTCTTTATACCTACTTCATCACTTGGTGTATTGATTGCTTTCCTTACCTGTGTTTTAAGATACTTAGTCTGTACGGTTACTCCCAGATTCGGATTGCTTTTCACCCATACAGCCTCATCTTTCCAGTCATCTTCTTTATCCAGGCAGTAAATAGCAATAAACAGCGTATCATCTTCTTTCAGCCCCGACACTACCTCCGTACACATTTCCCTGTACTGGTAACATACTCCCAGTCGGTCAAATCCTGCAGTAGTAATGATTACTGCCATCGGATTCTCTCGCATACCTTGTGAGGATTGCAATACATCTTTCACGCCTGAGTTTTTGGCCGCGTGATATTCGTCAATCAGATACATGGATGCATTCGGACCGTCCAGCTTGCTTGAATCGGCTGCCAGCACTTTCAGGAAACTCAGCGTTCTTTCGTACTTTATGGTATCCCGGTATGGATCCAGGAATTCTTTTCCGGGATCCAGCATCTTGCTAAAGTTTGATGCCATGTTAAAAGATACCTTTGCCTGATCTTTGGAGTTGGCCGCCATATAGACCTCCGCGTTCATTTCACCGTCTGCTATCAGATGGTACAAACACAACGCAGACGCAAAAGCAGATTTACCCTGCTTTCGCGCCATCTCAATGTAAGCCGATTGCACCAGTCTTTCATTTGTTCCTTTCAGGTAAAAACCATACATGGAAGCAACAATCCATTCTTGCCATGCTTCCAATATAAACGGTTTCCCAGCATGTTTCCCAGTGTAATGGTGGATGATTGATATGAATTCACATACCTGTTCGAACTTATCTTCTCTGAACTCATACCTTCCATCATACATTAATCTAAAGAAACGCTCAGCAGCCAATTTTATGTAGTGCCCTGTTACAATCTTTCCGCTTAGTACATCCTCTGCATATTGTATGTATTTCTTTTTCTTTATCATACCTGGTGCTCACGTAGGTATTCTTTCAAAGGTGACTGGATAGCCTCATCAATATTCTTCATCGTCTTCAGCTTTCGTTTACTCATTGCTGTCAGCCCAAATTCTTTAGCCAGTTCCAAGAACTGCGACCAGTTTTCTTTTAGTATATTCACCTCCGGCCTTTTTACCATTTCCCCCTTCTTGTTTATCATTGTCATTCCGTCTGTAGTAATCTTATCCACGCAGATAAGATACATTTCATAAGCCGTTGCCATCCGGTGTAACAATGCCACATCGAACGGAGCCAGCTCACCGCGCTCATTCATGTCTCTCACAAGGTTGCAAATGAGTTTCTTAGCTTCTTTATGTTTTACATTTTTAGGCAGTTTGAACTGCACCAGACTTGTTTCTGCCATAATTTTCTCTTTTTTTCAAACGTGATTTTTGTCAGACGAAATCACTATTTTAACACATCGCAACAAAATCCCTATTTGGCTTTTTTCAAAAATTGCCTCGCGTGTTGAATGGGTTGGGGCGAGGTTCAAATTACGTGACCTTCTAAAATTTCACCCCATACCCCCTTTGGTGGCATTCCCATCCGACTTGTTGTGTATCATCTGATGATGCATCTTGCAAATGCTCATAAGGTTTTCATAATCATAGGCTAAAGCCCTCCTTCTCACCGGATCATCAGTTGACATGAATGATTGAATGTGATGTACGTCCTCTGCAATGGTTGTCCTCCCTTCTTTCAGACATACTTCACATAGTGGCTGTTCTGCTATCTTCATAGCTCTCAGACTTCTCCATCTGGCAGACTTATATATCTTCCTTCTTTCTTCATCATAGAGGCTATTCTCCTTTTTCTTCATTGTCTTTGGCTTGTAAATTGTCGGCATAATCTGTAATTTTTAAGCGTTTTGAATCCTTTATTATCGTATATTGTGCAGCTTTCATTCGATATATGAAGTACTCTACAAATTCATTCTCATCTGTTATTTTCGCAGCTTTCTCATCTGTACTTACTCTGAGAATCGTATCCTGAAAGATATCTTCATAGTTAAGACCGGCATAATAAATTTGCCGATCCTTTGCTGATATATCTGATAGCCTTTCATATAACTTAGCTATCATCAATAGCACATTGTTGTTTACTTTCCGTTTGTTTTTCATGGAGTGTTATATTCCCATTTACATCTGTTATTTCACTTATCTGCTTTTTACAAAATGCTCTGATCACTACTGAGAGATTTGTTTCCATTCTTATTGCTACCTCATTGAGTGCCATAAATGTTGATTCATCAAATCTCACCATCACTCTTTTATCCTTTCCCATCTTTACATTCAATAATTCTCCATGCTCTGATATTGTTATATAACTTACCACCAAATTCCGTTACATGGCAGTTATAATCTATCTCTACTCTCTGGCCAACCGACAACCATTGGTTATTTACATCTTCTCCCATTACATCGAATGCAATCGACTGGGCATATTTCCCTCCTTCTGTTTCGATTACTGCCGTTCTCTTCAATATTAATCTTTTATCTCTTGTGGTGATTGACTCTACTTCTTTCACCATAGTTATTTTCCCTTTAATATTCATTTTCTGCGTTATTGATATTATACTCCCAAAAACTAAGTTTTCCTTTCACATTCATAATCGGCTTATCAAACAGTACCGCATCCTTCAGCACCCAGTTCCAGCAACCTTTCTCAGCCCAGACTGAAGGATGGTTCTGTATGCAGTCGGCTATCACCACGCTGCCGATGATGGCACCTTCTGGAAGTTCCTTTGATTCAAGTATAGAGCATACCTTTGAATTAATAAAAAGCCTTTTAGGTATGAAATAATCTTTTGTCCTAACCTTACTCGCATGTATCAGAACCCGTTGGCCAATATACTTCTGAGGACACTTCCATGTCCGGTTCTCGATGTCTTTTATACCGTGAGCTATTAGGCTCGCCCACGGCTGTTTGATTGATATCGCTTTCATTTCTTACTTGTTGGATTATCACTTATCTCAGTTCCATGATATACAATTCTGTTAGCAGCTTCATCCAGCGGCAATGAAGCAAGGTATTTCAAGCATGCATCCCAGCCAGCTATAAATCCTTCGCTGAATTCATCTGCATAGCAATCTTCATCACAATCATGTGCTATGTTTTCTCCCTCGCAGAACCGGCAATAAGCACGTTCTTCACAAGCATACTTTCCGTTACACTGATAATGATCGTGAACGGCTTCCCTAAGCATTTCTTCCTTTCTTGTCATATTCATTTCTCCATGTTAGGTATTAAATCTTCTTTGTAAGCCCATTTTAGAAACCCGCCATCCATTATTATAGCTTCTCTATAATACATCATATTAGGCCCATATATAATCATTGTTCCATATTTCCCAAATAGCACTATAATTCTACCATCTTCAGGTATCTCATTGATGTCATGCCACATGCTATTAATACGCCATTCTGCGCCTTCCATAAAATCGGCCATGCAGACTTGTTCGTTACCAGCTCTCCAAAGTGGATGACAAGCTTCTTTAGCATATTCAGCTGCTGCCTTTTTAATGTCTTCTTTTGTCATAACTTCTTCTTTGGGGTGTATTCATCTAATTCTTCATCATACACGTAGCAATCCGGACAATAATCCTTCCCTTCAATGTTAGTCCAACCACTTTCATAGGCTGCTTCTGCTGCCATAGTTTCATCACTCCAAGCAACATAGCCATTAAAATCGTCAACATGTGATTTACCACATCCATCACATACGCATTGGTACATATCTACTTCTCTAATCATAATTTTGTTCTCCTTTCCACCTATCCCAGCAACCACCACATGACTGTCAGGAACAGGTAATACAATGTTGTTTTCATTGATTATTCTTAGCAGTTAAACCAATCATCATATACATTCTCCCAATCATCTAATAGACCAACTCTCGATCCATAAGCATTATAGCACATTTCTACAGTTTCTTTTGGAGGTAGATAGCGTCCGTCACTTAGCATTATAAATCCATCGTTTATCTGCTGTTGTAACAACTCCATATCTACTGGCATCACTTCATCAGGGAATAAGACAACATTTCCTCTGCTTGTCTGATAACTTACTCTCGGTATCTCATAGTGTCCTTTTTGTCCGGTAAGTAACGAACAGATTCCTATTTCACCGGCTATAAGGCGAACCTCTGTAAGAGGTGAATTTATTACCATGAAATATGCGTTTTCATCATTTTGAAAATGATTTACCAGTCTACTTATTTTCCCCTCATCGCAGTTTTCTATTCGCATGTCAGATCTGTATCCTAAGTCATCATGAGTTTGTATATAATTACGAACTTTTCCCCAAGTTCTTACAGATAAAAATTTTGGTGAAGGTAAAGAAAGGACTTTTTCTGTTCCGCCATCGTATTTAAGTTCATACTGAACGTATTTCCTACGGTTTTGCATAAGATACATATCCGTTATATCAAAGCTTTCGTCATATCCTTTTTCCGTAGAGTATTCTTCAATGACAACACTTTCACTTGCAGATATTTCATCCACAATCTTTTGAAACTCTTCCTTCGCATTACACAACAAGTTACCTGTATTCATCTTGTCCTGCATAGGAATCTGTGCTAAAAGCTTTATGGGATAATTTCTTTTTGTATTGTCATAACACATATTTTCCACAATGCCACAGTTTACTTGACCGCATCTCTCACGGAAAAATTTCATTGTGCGAAGAACATCCTGATTGCTTAGTTTCGTTGGCTGAGTAACAAACAGAATATATCCTACCTTCACATTGTTTAGAAGTTCTATGTGTACGTTTGTAACGCTTGGAGGTGTGTCAATCAAAACAAAATCTGGATTTATTAAACGCAATTTCTTTTTAGCTAAACCAAGGTACTGTCTTACCATTGATTTCTCCAAATAAATGAACTTATCAAACATATTACCAGAAGAATGTATCCATATATTCTCTTGTGGATGCTCTCCTTCAAATTCTGTATTCATAGACGGAGTATTGATGTCTGCATCTATTATGAACACCTTCTTTCCCTGTTTAGCAAGAAGTCTTGCTATATTGGCAGTAGTCGTAGTTTTACCTACACCGCCTTTACCTGAGTATATTATTACTGCTTTCATTGATTATTTCTCCTTTTTTCTACAAGTTGCTCAAGTCTCTTTTCACACTCGGCACATTCGAGTTTCTTGCGTTCCAGTTTCTCCCGGAACTTAACCAGTTCCTCGTCCGTATTCTCATCAAAGAACATGTTGTTCTGACGGTTGTGCTCGATGTACTCATTCATCCTACGTTCTGCTTTTGTTATCTGGGCTTTTGCTGAAACCAGCTTTGAAAGGCAGGAACTCACTTCAAGCGACTCTCCTGAACGCTTGTCGTAGTAGTAAAAAGAGGTGTACACATCATTCCTCGGATGCTGGCATTGCAATCTGGCCACCCTCCACCTGATTACCCACATCCTTCTTTCGTACACTTCACGAGGAAGGTCGTATGTGTATAGGATGACAGATTGATGACCGTAACCGTAGCAGATGCTGATTTGCACCCAATTCTCGATTTTCAGCTCCTTTTCAGCTTTGGCCAAATCCTTTGCGAACTGATAATAATCACTCAAACTTTCCTGCTTTCCCATGTTATTCAAAATTTAATTCAAGTTGTTGTCCATCTGGTTCTCGATATCCGCGGTTGGCCTTCATAAAGGCTTTTCGTAAGGCTTCAGCAATTAGATACATGATTCTTGTCGGCCTCACTGTTCATTTGGAGTATCTTGTTAAGACTGCCGTTTATTGGCTTTTCGTCAAAGAACAGGCTATACTCGGTAAATATCCGGGTACAATCCTTTGCGGCTTTCTCTTCTTCCTCATCCTGATACCTCTCTATTACTGTTTCCTGTGCTGCCCTCAAAATCCTTTGTCCACGATCACACCTGCAGCCATGCCATTCATTCTCATATATGACGGATATAGCACGTTTCTTCCGGATAGTGCCTATCTTCGCCCATCCATAATAAACTTTCAACTTTCCCATCGTCAAATCGTTGTTACACAATCAAAATCACTTCCATACATGATATGCGCTCCACGTCTCCGTAGTTCGGCCACCAGCTGATCATTGGTATATCTGGCCAGCCGCCCATGCAGTCTGTCCTGCTTTCTTCTTTCAGCCGTGTGCCTGCTCTCACATAACCGGCATCTATTGGTGTAATGAATGCCGGATTTTGTTTCATAGGCCCGGAACTTGCTTTCCGGAAGGTTCCGGCCACACTCGATACAAGCTTTCATGATGCGGCCCTCCTGATCAGTCCCATGTTACGGTTTACCAATTTGATAATATGATCATGGTAATCGCTGGTCTTGTTACAGACCGCCCTGCTCTGTACGATCTTGAAGGTCTTTAAAGAGACCTCTACCGTTTCAAGACGTTTCCCATTCTTTTGCGCTGTAAGGATTATACAGTCCTTGCGTTTATAATACCCGTTGCTATATACGCAATGGTGCATAGCCTTTCCTTCCTGATAGAACTGGGTAACACTTTCCAATGGACGGATCACAATATCCTCATCCTTGATTTCTATTCCCAGGAACGGCTGGATTCTTTGGATGAAAGAGAGGATATCCTGTTTCATTCTGGACATGCGTTCAATCCGTCTCTTCCGTTCCTCCTCGGCCCGAATCTTCGCTTCTATCTTTCTCTTTTTCTCAACCAGTTTGTCATGCTCTTTCTTCAGGTTCTTTGGGCATACATAGTGAGCATTATGTGTGTCAAGGTGGAAATAATCAAGCAAATGAAGGTAATCGTCATACATCGATCCGTCCTTAATGATATACCCGTTGCGGTTACAGATATTCACTGCCCACGGATGGGAAAGCCCACCTCGATGCATATAGAAATCCAACATACTATATTGTTTTGTCTTCAGCAACATTTCCGCATACTTGCTTTCCCCAAGAATCGCACGTATCAGTCTGGCCGGAGTAACGCCATAGAACGAAGTACGAAGACCGTTCCTATGGAGTATAGGCAGCAGCTTTACTTTCGGATATACATAACCATCTATGTCATACGAATGTGAATAGTATATATTTCCGTCCTGTTTGATGCTCATATCTGTACCGTGAAGCCAACCTCTATATCCCATATTCATAGCCTTGGCCATAACCGTTTCTTTTCTGTCTGCAGTTATCCACTGTTGGCATACCTCATCGATGAAATAATGTGTGTCACGTTCTTTTCTTGCATACTTGGCTGTGTAGAAGTGACGGAGCACCTGAAAATCTCCCGATGTTGTAACGACTGTTAGATAACTTACTGCATTATCCTTGGTCTTACGGCTTACCTTCACTTCCAATCTTTCACCGCAGTAAGGACACTTGATGTACCCTTCCTTCTGGCCAGTTACATCAACCCACATCTTTCCACATTCACTGCACCACATTTCATCCTTACAGCGGTAAGCATTATGTGGAAAACAATGCTTCTTTCCCCATCTTATCTGGGTTTCTGTTATTGCTGGCAGCTTATTGCTGAGTTCAACCACCAGCTTTTCACGTTTTGTTCTTGGCCTCATAGTGTTTAAAAATCAAACAGTGATAGTTGTCTTGACTCAAAAATCTTTTGCTGTTCCTGCTTTGTATTCTTTCTTTCAGACTTTTTATTTACTGTCTTTTCTTTTTTGACTGGTGTTTGGACGGCATCCGGAGCAACGACTTCCACACGCTCTTGTACATTGTCTACTTTGATATCGTCCTCATCGTAGTAATGCACTGCCCAGTTGTATACGGTTGCTTCATCCACACCGACAACATTACCACCAGAAGCCAATTTCCGAGCTTTTGAGTAAATATAACTGCAGCATCCCTTAATGGATTTGTTCGCTTTCTTAAAGGTTTCAGCAAAGAGCGAATCAGTCTTTGCGCGGTTTTCCAGATACGTCTGGATTGTTGTTTCAAAAGTTGTCATAGCTATTTCTTTCTTATTTGTATCAAACCTTTTTTCTCTTCCTCATGCAAACTCTTAATGTCATCCTTTGACAACATACATTCAACTTCACCATTTATGTTGTATCCTTTAGGTAAGGAGTATTCAGCTTGTAATCTTGCTATTTCTTCTTTTTTCTTTGTTGCATAATAGACTACTCTTTTTTCCTTTTCCATTTCTCTTGTTTCATTATTTGCCGACCAGCTAATGGCTGTATAGGACAAGTTACCTGAAAAGATAACAGGACACATAATAACTCCCTAAATGAAACAATCCCTGTTTCAATACGTTTCACTAAAAAGTTATTTCTTTGATTTTCAACCATATTCCTATATGCCTATAAGGTCATTAATTTTTTGCCTCATTAAAAAGGCTTAGTAACTTGGTTTTATACTCAATCTCATGAGGTGATTGAAGCATCCTGAAATGGCATTTAATCTCATCCCATGAGTTGATGAACTCTCTTATAGTACGATATTGCTTGTCAGTCAGATGGCCCGATTTCCAGCGCTCGTATGTGCTACTCAGGTAGTCATCCCTTCCCAGCCTCAACAAAGCCTCAGCTTTATCAATCTGGCTTGATTTGATACCTTTGTCAGCACTTAGTCTCTGCCTGAATCCAATTGTGGCCCAGTCACGGTAAAAGGTATGGATGATGTTGTATATCGACTTCTCAGAGAAAAAATCAATCAGGTTGATAGACTGTCTCCTGTATATAGTCTCAATCCTTAAAATATCACCTTCACATATTCTGCCTTTATCGCGTGCCTCAAAGCCTTTATCATATATCTTGAAAACCTTCTTGATGTTCTTTGATTTCTCCGTTGTTTTCTGCCGGTTCTTTTCAAAGTTCGCATCATTGAAAAGTTCCCTGTTTCTCATCACACCGATAGACTCAGCCAGCGAAATGTATTCAATCGGATCATGATCGACTGGTATATTCAATCCCACTTCATAATAAGTTATTCTTACCTGAGCCGGATCTATATCCCATTCATCCAGCAACTCTGATATAATTTGTTTGGCTTCTGATATGGTGAACATTTGAGAGTTGTCAAGCGTGCCGTATCTGGATCTCCAGAAAAGCTTGTGTATGGAGCATTTAATTTGTGCTGTCCTTCCCTTTATTTTCCACCAGATACCCTCAATGTTACTTAATGCCGATGATTGATAATAGGTTTCACTTCCTTCTGTGCATCTGATGAGGTGGTGCTTGCTGGCTATCCTTTCTGCATCATGTACAAAATCAATCTGGGCATTAAAAATCATCTTGTCAAACATGTTGTTTCAATTATATCTTTCCTTCATTCAGCAGCGTCTGAATCTCATCCTTATTCGCTACCATTTTCCCTCCTATAAGGTATGTCTTTATCTTTCCTTCACTTCTCAATCTCCATATCGTAGTACGTGATATGTTCAGCCATTCGCTTAACTCTGAAATCGAAACATAATCTGTCTCACGGTTATACAGCGTTTCAACTTTCTTCTGTATATCGTTTAACCTTTTCTTTATATCATTCCATTCACTCAGAGGTACTGTTATCATTTCTTGCTCCATTTTTCTTCCTCCATCTTTTTGACCTCAGCTTTGTAATGACTTATCATAACTTTCAACTCAAAGTCACTCAGCTTACAAGTCTGATTCTTTTTTGATTCAAGCAATAACACCCGGCTTAATCCGATTTTATTGATCAGCCGTTCCCGGTAGTTGTAGATGTTACCTTCATCAAATCGGTTACAGAACTTACACTGTGCATGACAGTTATCTTCGTCAAATCTGGTTGACATGTGACCTCTGTTAACGTAGTGCCCACAATCAGCCTCATCGTATGACTTAATCTTTCCACAGCTGATACAGCGGAAAAACAACTCTCCATTGCTCACGAACGAATCCCTCAACCGGATGTACTTAGAAAACCATCTGTCCAGTGTTGCTACCAGCTTCTGATGCTCCGTCTTTCCTGATGTCTTGCTTTTTCTCTTATTGTTCCACATACTTCTAAAAGAATCACTGGCTCCCAACCTCATTACCTTTACCTACAATCAACCTTAAACACTACACTATGAGATTATTCGTCATCCTGATGGAGCCAGTGATTTCCGTTCTTTATTACTCAATAAATGCCGTGGCCGGATCATCCAGTTCAATCTGATATAAACCCACTGCCACTTTCCTCACACGCTTTACTTTTGTGATGACGGAAGTCACCTCATCATCATCCATCACTTCCACGATGTCACCTACATCGACCTCGTATCTGGTTGTGATAGGAGAGAGGTTGCCCGATTTTATTCTTTTCATCACATGTGGATGCACATAAATTGTGGTCATATTCCTATTTCGTTTCTTCTGTTTCAGACTCTGTTTCGTATGTGTACACATCCATGAGGACCGTTTCAGATACGGACTCTACAATGTAGTCCGACAGTGTTCCCTTCATCCGTTCATGGAAATACTTCTCCGCATTGACTGTACTGTCTGACTTTACCAGTGCATACCAGCCTGACCGCTTTTCTTTGCCTGACTTCTCATCCACCGTGATAAAGTTTGCTTTTACCTTATACCACTTGTCATCATGTTCCTTGTCGCTGTTGAAATACTCTCTGTAGTTTGCCAGCTTGATTGCTGTCACCTTGAACTCATCTGTGATGAATGGCCGCATTTCTTCAATGATACGCGATTCAGCTTCTGTAAAGCTCATTGCATCTATCAAATACAACTCGTTTACTTTCTTTCTCATTCCGTTCTCCATCGTTTTTTCGTAACGGATTTTACATTCAAACCATGTTCCCATTTTCTATTACATTTTAGGTTATCACTTAAATACTGTTGATTTAGCATCCAGCTTGTATCCATCCCATACCTCTGGACGTGTGGTCATCACATACCCGTTCGGGATGTGTACTTTGCGGACTTGCTTCATTGAACTTATTCTGCTTATCTGCTTCTTTGCATGCTCCAGATGCTCGTTCATCTCCACGTGTGATGGCGGCTCGGCATTGGTAAGGGAGGACAAAACAATCATGTCATCCTCTTTACCCTGATTTCTTTTTGTTTCCATTGTATTATGTTTTTGATGATGTTTCTTTAGAATGTCCCGGCCCACAACTGGACCGGGACGAAAAATGAGTTAAGTATGATGTATAGCGCATCACTGCGGTTTTTTCTTCTCCATAGTCTGCACATATTTGATTACATCGTATGCGCTTTCTGTAGTATCAGGTTCTTCTACCTTGAACGTATCATTTTCCATTTCATTGAAATGTACTGCGTCCTGATAGTCGCATGTTCCGGCTATCGCCATAATTACCAGGATTCCGAGGCATAAAAGTGCCCCCTTAGTCATGTCATTCAGTTTCATAGATTCAGATAATATTCGGTTAATTCTCTTTTACTGTAGTACACGCATCCGTCTTTCTTGTGGGATGGTATCTGTGTCTTAGACCTCCGCTGCTGCAGGGCGTTCAGACTTATGCCTAAGTATTCAGCCGCCTGCTTGGGAGTCATCAGCTCGTCTGTCATCTGCAGCACCTGTTCTGCAACCTTTGCTGCCAGCCTGTTTATGTCCGAACTTGTCATCATATTTGTTATCTTTGTAGTATTATTCACTAAATCATTATTCTTATGGCAATCAAGCTTATTACACCCCAAATGAAGGACTTAGCCTTAGAGTATCTTCTCTCTTCTAATTCGTTGGAAATTGATATCAGCAACCGTGAACTGTCTCAATATTGCGGTTGCCTTCCTTTTCAGGTAAACTTGATTCTCGAAGAGTTTGAAAAGTTGGACCTTCTGTCCATTGAATCCACCAATGATGGGATAACTGTTACAATATCTGCAAAGGCTTATGACATGCATACACATGGTGGATTTACTGCACAAGAGGAACTGCTAAAGGCTAATATCAATAAGTTGGGATATGAACTGGAAGTCCTATCTAAAGAACTTGAACCAAAGCACCTTGAAAAAGCTGAAAAGATTTCGTCTATCGCAATGGCTGTCCTGTCTGCTCTCACTCTCTTTAAGTCCTAACAGAAAGTGGTCTAACTTGCGGAACACATCTTCACGAGATAAGTATATTCTGTTTGTCATCTTGTCCTCATATACCAACTTGTCATTAGAATATACTTTTCTTATTTTGTATCTCACGATCTCCGGTTTACCTATTACCCTTTCACGCCATGTCTCTATCCGTATCACGGATGACATTACACACTCTGTCTTTTCTTTTTCCATACTTCCTCCTTTCTCACTGACTGACTCCCCGGCTGCGAACATGCAACAGTTGCGCTACTTCGTATGGGAGTTCAATCAAAATCGTATTATTCTTTTCCATTCCAAAAATCAAAAGCCCGAACTCAGATAAGCATCCTATTGTGGCTGTTTGATGCTTTCTCCGAATCCAGGCTTAACCTATTATTTATAACCCAAAGTCCTTTATTCACCGCCATAACAGCCACGAAATAGCGATTTTCATACAATTATTTTGGTGATAAAAAGGAAGTTGCTATATTTGCCATTGATGATTTATTGAAGGTTACGGCAATACCGCAACCACCTTTTTTACACCCATAACCGAACCCCTGTCGATTACGGGTACAAAGATTCATAACATTATGGATATTTCCAAATATTATCCATAATATTGTGGATCTAAAAACATTTATTAACTATTTATGCCGTTTTTAAGGGGTGAACGCATATTATATATCCATAGATTTATGAATATAGGCCAAAAGGTTAGCCTCATCAGAGAATACTTCTGTGAAGGAAACAATTTAAAATTTGCAGAGCGTATGGAAGCATCACCTACTACAACAAGTAATTGGTGCAAAGCTGATAGTCTTGGTAAAGATGTACTAGTCAAGATACTTTCAAAATTTCCAGAGGTAGATGCTAACTGGTTACTTATGGACTTAGGCGAAATGCTAAGGCAAGTAAATAATAATTCGTCTATAGCAACCAAACCTCGCATTCCATATACAGCTGCAGCTGGTTCTATCACAAATGCGGTAGAAGGAATAAGTGAAACACAATGTGATCATGTTCCTGTGATACCAACATTCCCCAGCTACGATTTTACGATAATAGTAAAAGGAGACAGCATGGAGCCCAAAATAGAAGGAGGTGATGAGGTTGCGTGTAAACGTGTTGACCAAACATCATTTATTCAATGGGGCAAAGTGCATGTGCTTGATACAGCTCAGGGAATTGTGATAAAGAGAATCTATGAAGATGGAGATAAAATAAAATGCGTTTCGTACAATCCTGAATACCCTCCATTCTCTATTGATAAATCTGAGATTTACTCTATCAGTTTAGTTGTTGGACTTTTAAGAATATAATATGAAAGTATTAATCACATGTCTTCTTCTGTGTCTCAGTATAGGATCTTTTTCTCAGAAGATAATAATTAATAAGGTGAATCAAGACGGTTCACGTATTGTTTCAACAGATGCTGTTACTGCAAATACTGGTTTATTGGATCGTGATCCCTTGCTTTTTGCTGTAATGGCTTATGTGTCTCCAGACAAAGAAATACAGTATTATTTATCAGTACGGATTAATAGCATGGAATCCTTGACGATTCCACAGAATGGGATAATCTTATTCAAAACAATATCAAATAAGGTTATTGAATGCAAGCAGCAACTAGATGATTATAAAACTCAGGATATCTTAGGAACCTATCTTCCCATGATTGGCGTACGAGTTCATACAGCATCAGGTATGTACCCTATATCAGGCGATGATCTGATGACATTATCCTCTGAAGGCATTACTAAAGTAAGAATTGAAACAGAGATGAGAAATATCGACAGTGAATATTCTGCTAAAAAAGGAGTGTATCTAGCTAGAGAATTGGCTAAAAGAATATACTTAGTTAATCAGATGGCTACTAAAAAAAGTGATATAAGAGAAGGTTTTTAATTTCTATAATGTCATATGAAATATGTTATTCCTATATTAAGCCTCATCATATCAGTCATATAAATTGATTATGCAAATGTGCTATACTCACATGCTATACCAATAACTGAAAAATGCGGTTAACCAGCTGAATGGCTGTAAGGTTGGTGAGTCCCGCTTTCGGCTCATAAAAAGTCAGGGAATTAAGTCTGTTAAAGCTTGATTCCCTGACTTTTTTATGGATCAATTAATACTTCACTTTTAATTCAGATATGCTTATTTGAAGTTGTGTTACAGATAGATTCTTCACATTGAGACTTATAATAATGTCCATCAATTTGAACGGCACAACAATCATATTTTATATTTCTTTAAGTCGTAATACTCGTTCATTCCTTCTATTGTATGCACAATGATATATAAATCGGAGTTTTTTTCATTGACACAGAAAAATCCTATTTCTTCATCAAAAGAATAGTGTCCGATAACGTTACCATCCCAATCAAGTTTAACAATTGTAAATGTCTCATGAGGAATATAAGAACCACCCTTTTTTCGACTTCAACGTGACTCCGTTTTAAATAAAGGTAGTTTTCGGAAGGAAAGATAAAGGATGTTCCATTGTATCCTTCTTCCAAAGCAAGTGCTTCTCTTTCTTCATTTACCCTTGGGACTGGGTTTTCTGAAAATTGAATAGATTTCTTCAGGTTTCCTTGAAAGTCGTATAAATGAACTAAGTCCATATGATACATGGCAGTAACGATCACGTTTCGTTCTGGATTAGCTGCAATGTTTGTTGCGGAATAATAATTCATATTAGCTTTTAATCCTTCAAGGAAAGGTCTGTATTTTATCTCTTTTATTGATTGATTATT